GAACCAGGAACCAACGTTTGCGGATGAGCATTGGGATGATGGAGCATCCCACTGGCCTCAAACCGCGCTACATGCTCCGACGCCTGCTTATAGGCCGCCTTGATCAGTTGCGTCCTCTTCGTGATCTTCAGCGACCTCATCACACTTTCGATCGTCGGCACCGTGCCCTGACGTATGTGCTCTGCGATGTAAGGCACCATCTTCTGCGCCGTCGGATTCTTCAGAAACGGAATGTTGCTACTGCGGAATGGCGAAGCTCCCTGTGCTGCCTGCGCCTGATTGGCGGCCTCCGCCGCTTTCACCGGCCTACCTTCCATCGCTGCCAGTTCCGCGTCGGTCGGTTCTCGCTCAGCCGTAGCTTCTAGCTCACCGGGCAATGGCTCCAGCACCGGCTTGGCGCCAGGCAATGGTGTCGGCCCTTCCGGTTCCGGAGCAACCGGCGCAGCAGCAGCAGGCTCCTCACCCGGGGCAGCCTGCTGAACCGACGCCATATGCTCAAGCAGCGCCTCGCGCGACTCCAAGATCTGCTGGAGATCCGTTGCCTGCTTGATATCGCCTACCTGCAACGCGCTCACCCGATGCGGCTTCACACCCTGATGGATCTCCTCCGCCGCGTTCCTGAAGATGTCTTCCGGCTTGCCCTCGATCCCGCCCTTACCGAGCATCAACGGATGGCCGTAATCAGGCACATCCTTCAGATCGATACCCAACTGCAACGCTGCCTTTGTGTCCGCTTCAGTTGGCTCGTACTTCAAGACCTGGAAGCCCTCACTGCCTGGAGGCTTGATATGGATCCGGTAGACGGTCCGTGCGCCCGCCTCTCCTTGCGGACCAGGGATCGTCTCCATCTGGCCGGTGTCTTTGTTCAGCTCGACCCTTGAGAGTGCCACCTTGCGGCTCAGCCTCTCCAACGCCAACCGCGTTCCATACCAACTCTGGCCCTTCATTCCCAGTGGCCCGGACTCCATCACCATCCCGCGTGTCTGCGGCGGCAGCTTGTTCTTGACGAAATTCTCATCCGTCAGTGCTGGGTTGTTGCCACCACCCTCGTGGTACTCGGTGCGCGCAACGCGACGGAAGACCCGTGACGGCGCCACACCAGCCCCAGGCGGAGCTGGCTGAACCGGCCGCAACTCCTGCGCCTCAACCGAAGGAACATACGTCGGTGAATTGACTCCCAGGCCGCGATCTCCACGCGCTTCCTGCGTCAACGGCACACCCTTGCCCTCATCACCCGGCAAGTGCGACGGCCGGAAGCGAGTCGCATATCCCTCCACCGATGCCGGATTCACCTCCGGAACCCCTGTCCGGTAGCTTCGTGCGGCTGCGCGTAACGCAGAAACGTTCTCGATTCCACCGGAGAGAAGCGGCAGGATGTCCATTGCTGCGGCACCGCTCTGATTCGGAATGTCTTTAATGTCCTGATAGGTGCCTTTCACCGTTCCTGTCAGCAACCGTGTGCTCGCGGTTCCGCCCAATGGATGACTGATCGCCTGCGTGGCGAACTGGATCGGATGCCTTCTCAACTCGGTTATGTCATGTATCGGGGCAGCTGCCATCGCGATCGCACCGAATGGCTGCTCGGCCATTCGTTCACCAGCCACAGCTAGCGAGCGCCCCACATAGCCAAACGGCGCTCCTATCGCATGAGCTATGCCACCCAGGAAGCCACCGCCTCCAGTCTGGGGTGGCTGCTGGATCGGCTGTGATGTCACCTCACGGATATACGCCTGCCGCCGTTCGGCGCGCACGGCTTCCGCGTTGGAGACAAGTTGGCGTTGCAGAAGCTGACGTGCGAGCGCCAGCCGTGCCGCTGCTACTTCAAGCGAGCTTTCTTGCGGGAGCGCCATTTACTTGCTCGCATTGAAAATCGCGACGCTGGCCAATTGCCGTGCTCGTAGAGACGTCAGCTTATATTTGCTCAGCAGATACTGGGCCATCTCTCCAGCCATCGCGGACTCATCTTGTGGCTTCATGCCCTTCTTCGGTTGCCACTGGCCAGACTTGATCCGCTCGCCCAGATCTCCGAGCGCGTTCGTCTCGATCGCGTTCTGCGCGTGTGTCACAGCAGCCGCAGCCTTTGTCTGATCGACGATCGCCTTAGCGACCTTCGCCGCTGCCTTTGTGCCTCCGACAGCGATTCCGCCAGGAAGAGTCCCGGCAGCCCAATTGGCGACGCCCTTACCGGCGCTCTTGGCCTGGCTCTCGATCGCCTGCCCTGTCTTCGACTTCAGAACCTTCTGAGCCGTCCCTTTCACCCCTTGCGTAAGCCCCGCGGGCGTTGACGCCGACGAACCAGCCTGCTGCGGCGTCTTCTGCGTTTGCGACGGTGTTTTCTGTGTCTTTGCTGGTGGCCCTTGATCAACCACCGGGCCGCCGGGACCGCGTGGCTGAGTCGCCGCTGTCGTCGTCCCCGGCTTCAAAAGACCCAGTGCTCTCTGGCCACCAAGCTGCCGCGCCTGCTGTGTTGCCTTGGCCGCTTCCCTTGTCTTTCCAGCCTTGCTGGCATAGTCGTTCAGAATTCCTATGTATGTCTTCGCGTCCTTCAATGCATCGTTTGCTTTCGTGTAGTGCGCTCCAACTAGCGCACGACGTGCCTTCTCGACGATCCAGTCGGGTGACTGCTTCGGGTAGTTCTGGAGATACCAGGCCACTACACCCTGATAGGCGGTCAGATTAGCCGTGTGACCGCCAGGCACAGTCACCGTCTTGTACTGAGGCAGAGACGCTGTGCCGACATTGACCTGCTTCGTCGTCTTCGGCAGGTTGTAGAACCTGTACGCGATATCGTCGGCTTTCTTGTCGATCGAGATCTGCTGTGACTTCGATGTGCCACCTGGGCCTGTACCGCCCCCGCCACCCTTCTTTGGGACTGGATAGGTCACACCGGTATCCGTGACTGTGCCAGTGAGCGGATCGGTGGTGTAGATGTGCCCACCAGCAAAATGGAAGCCCAGCTTGTTGGCCGTTGCCTTTGCCGCAGCTGCATTCGACGTCTTGAGCAGATCCTGCAAGAAGGCGGCGTTCTGAAGCTTCCGCGCCTGTGCATAGTCGGCGTTGGTCGTGTTGATCCCCTGTAGGTATGTCGCCTTGTTCGCCCCGTAAGTCGCGCGCGCCTGTGCCTTCGTCAGCTCCCGGTCGAGCAGGCTCTGCAACGTGTCGCTGATCAGCCCCGGCGCCTGCGCCGTGATCTGCCCCAGTGCTGCCGATTGCTGGTTCGCGATGTCCGACAGCGCTGTTCCGCGCCGAGTCGCGACGTCCTGCATCATCGCCGCCAGCTGATCGGCTCCGTAGCCGTGGACGAGTCCCGGCTGTGCCCCAGCTGCTGCCACATCTGCCTGGCGCTGCTGGTTGAGAGCGGTTAGCGCCCCGGCACCTGTAGCAGCCTGAACCGCCTGGCCGCTCTGGTTGATACCACCGACGTTGAGAGGAGTGGCGCCTCCCTGGAACCCCGCTGTCGTACCAGGAGAGGCGCCAGCTGCTTGGGCCTGCTGCTGCAGCCCGCCCATCGTCGCCTGGCCCTGCTGGCTCAGGAAAGACTGCAAAGCGTTGTTGATCCCCTGCTGCGCGTTCAGCTGCTGCGTGTCGTAGGCGTTCACCTGCTCCGGAGTCTGCAAGGCGTTCAACCAGCCCTGCATCGAGGCGTTGATCCCCGCTGTTCGGTTCGCCTGCTCAGTGGCGTACTGCTTCCCGGTTGAGGCGATCAGGTCCTGGTACTGCTTCTGTACCTGCGCGATCAGCGGATTCAGCTTCGAATTCACCATCTGCGTCGCCTGCTGGTTCAGGGCAGCATTTCCGATCGGGTTGTAATAGGCGGGCATCGCCGGGTAGGGCGCCGCCTTGACCACATTCGGACCGACCATTAATCCCGCGTACTGGCCCGCACCACCAGGTGTGGCCACAGCCGGTTTGCGGTCGTTGATCCTGGGGCTGACGTGTGACTGCCACCAGCTGAGGTAGTTCTGGTAACTCTTGAAGCCCTGCTGGCCAGCTGGAAGCGATGCCCACTGGGAGCCTGAGTAAGGCTTACCCGGGGCTGGAGTCGGGAGCGGAGGCTTGCCTGCTGGCTGACCGACAGGAGCCACTAAATCACCCCGCCTCGGCTTAGCTGGTTCAGAGTGTTGTACCGCTGAACCATCCTCATTGCGTTAGGAGGAGGAACTCCAGGCCCATACCCAATGTCCATCTGGCTGTAGTCAGGAATCAGATCGCTCATCGACTGTCCGCCAGCCAACAGCGGAATGTCCATCCCAATGGTGTTCCTCGGCACCTGACCGGCCAGAATCTGATTCAAAGCGTTCTCCGGAGTTTGCGTCTGGTCGTAGGTGTTCGGAATGAAGGGACTGGTCGCTGATTGGTTCGACCACTGATCCGGCGGCAACGGCTGTCCAGGCGGAGCGCCAGGTGCCGTTGGTGACGGATTCGCGGGCGTGGAAGGTGCAGGCGTCGTCGGAGTGCCACTCGCACCAGGCCCAGAGGTCAGATGCCGAGTGAACGCGTCATTAAGCGCGTTGTTGTAGGCCGTATTGAAGCCGCCTTGCGCGGCTTGCCACTGGTCGTACAGTCCCTGCAGCTGCTTCTGAAAATCGGTCGTCTCATTCTGGATGTTGATCAGATGCTGGCGTCCAGCCTGCGCCAGCCCGTACTGGCGTCCACCGCCGTACCAGAGACTGTTCTCATTCTCCTGCTCATTGAAGGGGATGTAACCAATGTTGCTGTTGATCCCCTGCGGGCCGCCGCCGTACATGTATCCCCAGTTCTCCTGACCCAGAGTCGAGTTGGAATTCGGACTGTCACTGATCGCATCGAGGAATGACGGCAGATCGGCCATCGGGTTGGTGATCGGGAATATGTACTTGCCCGTCGCCGGGTCGATGCGCGGGTCCTGGTAGCCGAACGGACCAGCGTTCAGCACCGCCTGTGCGATCTCTTTCGATCCGAAGCCGAGCAGTGCGGTACGCGCCTGCTGCGACAGGTTCGCTCCCAGTGTCTTCGCTTGCTGCTGGTTGCTGACGAGCAGCGAGGCGACGAACGGGTCGGTGTTCGGGTTCCAGTTCTCTACCGGTGTCGACGGCGACGTCCCCTTCGGCGTCGTCGGCGTCGTCGGCGTCGTCGGCGTCGGTGTTGCTGGCGGGTTGTATGGGTTCGACGGTCCCGGCGGGTTGTAGGGAGAGCCGGTCGGCGGCGGCTGCGTCGGATCGTTCTCCGCCACCGGTCCACGACCGGAGATCAGCCCACCTGGGGTCGTATACGCACCCGTATGAGCTGTCGGTGGAATCGCCCACGGCGCCACCTTCTGCGCCACCTTTGGCTGCGGGTAAACCCCACCGCGTGGAATTGCATACAGCCCACCACCAAAATCCGCCGTGTAGGCCATCAGGCGTAACCCAACCTCATGTAGTCACTCGAAAACCCATAGACAGCAAACGAGCCGATCTCCTCAGGCTGACCACTGGGCAGAAGCGTACGCCCGTACGCGGCTGTCTGCGAATTCTCCTCCACCCGCCAAGCCCAGGTTTTCGCCACACCCGGCGAAAAGAAGTCGCTGAAAGGATGCTCGGGATTCCCCCAGATCGTCGGCAGATCCCCGGTGAAATGGTAGGACGCACCCTGATCCTCGGTCTGGTCTCCTTTGATGAAGACGTTGAAGTCGCCGCGGGCGACCATCCTGGTGCGCCGCAGACGCACCGTGTAGCCGCCCGCGACCGCGTACCAGCGGGTCTGGTAGTGCGCTGGGATCGTCTGCCCGTCGTCGGTCCAACCCTTGAACACCTCGAAGATCCGTCCGTCCGAGGTCGAGCCGCCGAACACCCGTGACTCGTTTCCCAAGTGGGAATGGGTGAGGCTGGTGAAGCCGAAGCTGTGCGGCACGATCCAACCCAGCCCCGGGTGGAACTCCAGGGTGAAGTCCGGATAAGAAGAGCCGCTCCTGGTCAGGCTGATCAGGATTCGGTCGCGCCAGAAGGTGCAGTTCCATATCGGCGCCTTGGCCAGGTTCAGATAACCGGGAGCGAAGACGTTCTCGATCTTCTGCGACACGTACGTCGGAGGGTTGACCCCGTCGGACATGTGGATCCCGTGCGCGTGGACGCTGACGACCTGTCCTGTGGTGGCAGTCGTGACTGCCTCCGGTCCTGCCGCCCCGGCCTCGTTGTGCAAGGTCGTGTACTGGCCGAACGTCGTCCCCGCCTTCGGATCGCTGACCCGGCCCCACCAGGATTCCTTGAACACCATCAGCCCCGGCGCGGCGTTCTGATCACGGCCCTGGCCCGAGACGAGCGCGGTGATCGGGGCGCTGTCCTTCTCGCGCATGTCGTTGTAGTCGGTGTTCGGAGACCACTGGCCTGGAGCACCAGCGTTCGACGCGTACAGGCGTGAGGGAAAGCTGGGATCACCGGCCAGCCAAACCTTGTTCTGCCAGGTCGCGATCCTGTTTCCCTTCGGCAAGGGGCCGTTGTCGGTGTACGTCGCCAGCGTCCAGGTCCCCGTCCCCTGCCAGAGATAGACGCCGTCGATCGGATGGCCGATCACCAGCGTCGGGGTGGTAGAGGGGGCGAAGTCGGTGAAGCCGCAACGGTCGGGGGTCGAGAACGTCCCGACCGCTGTCCAGGTGTTCATGTCCGGGGACGCCCAGACCGTCGCCCCGATCTGTGCCAGCATCTGGCCGCCGCTCTCCCACCAGAAGATCACCGTCGGCGTTCCCGACGCCGGAACTGCTGTCCCGTACGCCTGGCAGCCGAGCCGTTTGGAGAAGCTGCCCTGCTCGTCCAAGGTCACGTTCAGCATGTCCGGCGACTCGTTCACGCCCAGCAACGTCGGGGCCGCCTTCGTGTTCCAGCCGCCGGAGAAGTCAGCGATCTCCAGCGTCCGCATGAAGCGGTACAGCCGGTAAGCGGAATACGCGACCGACCTAGGCATACGCGTCCTGCTGATCCCTCCCGTACTGGGTTGTCCCATACAAATCCGGGGGCAGCAGATCCTCCCGCATCGACGTCAGGATCGTCCCGAACTCCTGCTCCAACGAGTCCCAGGTGATGTCGTTCTGCACCTTCAAGCCTGTCGCCATCGCCCCCACGACCAGCACGTAATGGAACTCCGGCGGCCAGAGCGGATAGTCCGTGTCGACACTCAGCAGCCCAGGGATGATCGTGTCGGTCGCGTCGTAGTGGCAGGGGCGGCGCTCGTAGGAGTGGTACATCGTCTGCGCCCCTGCCGTCGGGCCGATGTACAGCTGGCCTGCGATCACCGTGTACGCCTCCGGCAGGTTCCCGATCGGAGTGCCGATCGGATAGCTGTCGTCGAAGTCGTCCGGGGCCAGGTAGAGCATCTTCTCCCCGTCCTGACGCTCCAGCCTGGTCGTTTTCCAGTAGGCGGGCGGCATCTGGGGTGCGGCTCCAGTTACCGCCCACGATTCGCGCCGGACCTTCTTGAACGGCCACTCCGAGTCGGCCCAGACCATCCCGTAGCGTGTGTTGATCCAGCGGTTGATCGACGTCGAAAGCGCAACACCGAAGCGCTGGGTGACCAGCTCCTGCCTGATATCCGAGAAGGCCATCCCTCCTGATGGAACGGTCATGGTGTCCTCCCGCGAAGATGAGGTCCCCGGTGGAAGAGCGGCAACCGGGTAGCACTCTTGTACACGTCGCGCGTCACCTCTGAGATCTCATCGCGGGCCTTCTGCTTGCGATCCTCGATCAGCTGGTTGTTCGCCTCCAGGATCCGTTTCGACAGCTTCCCGGCGTCGCGTTCCATCTGAGCGACCCGCCAGACCAGCTGCTCGGTCGGCTCCGGGATCGGCTCGCCAGCGTCGTCTCGGTACTCGATCAGCGTCAGCGGCGCCTGGTCCAGACCAACGTCGCAGCAGACACACCAGACCGGCTTGTTATCGAACGAGATCTGCCGTTCCAGGAACAGCCGATCGTCGATCTGTTTCAGCTGACGCAGGATCTGGTTCTTCCGCGGCGCCTGCTCAACGATGTAGAGGCCACCGCTCTGATAGATCGGCATCAGTTCGGAAGGAGGGAAGGCGGTGCGTCCGCCTTCCCTCCTTCACTCCTTTCGAAACTACGAAGCCTGGTTGAGGTTGCCGACTTTGACGAGGCCATTGCACGCCTCGAAGCCGAACTGGAGCATCCAGACGAGCCACGCCTCGACCGGCAGCGACCGGGTCTGGAACCGCTGCAGGATGCCGCCCGTGTGGTCGTCCCAGTCGGGTCCGTTGTCGAGGGTGTAGATCGCCATGTCCTGCAGCTGGATCCCGATCGCCGTGTTCGGCTTCATGTCGAAGTCCGGCACCAGCAGCTTGTTCCGATAGCGGACGCCTGTCCAGCCTGTCGAGAGCGTCCCCGCCTCACCAGCCCAACGAGCGTAGGTGGTCAGACCCTGGCTGAACTTGTCAACACAGGCCGGGTCGACAAGATAGAAGTCCGGCTGGCGGCCCGAAACGGAGTAGACCCTCCGCTCGGCCGAGTCGAACACCGCCAGGTTCGGATCTGTCGCAGTTGCTGGTGACGCGTCGACGCCCCTCCAGGCTGGAACATTTGCCTTGTTGATCCCCTGGAAAACGCCGGACGTGGAAACCGCACCCTGCAGGCCCTGGATCGCGTTCCCGAACGTGCCTTCGATGAAGAGACCGTCGGTCGTCGCGGTCGCGAAGCTGGTCGCGGAACCGTCAACGTTGACGACCGTGACGATGCCGGTCGTCGTGTTGTAGTCCGAGATCCTGACCGGCTGCGCGTTCAGGAGCGCACCCGTCGTCCTGTTCCGCGCCTCAACCAATCTGCCCACGTACAGCTGGTAGAAGTTCGCGGTCGTTCCGACGTTGACGCCCTGGGTGGCACCACCGGACGCGGCTGTGCCCGTGGTGACCGCTGCGAGGAGCGCGTCCCCGGCACCGACCATCATTTCGTTGATCACGCGGCCGAAGGCGTCCTCGGCGCGCTGCATCTTGGTCGGCATCACTTCTGCCCAGACGTTCTCGTCTCCCTTGGCCTGGTTGAGGACCTGGGTCGAGAAGCTGATCGCGACCGCGACGATCCCCGACGTGATCACTGCCTGTGTCGTGTCGACGACGTGCGGTGCGTTCAGCTGCCCGGTCTCGGTGATGCCCCCGACGCCCTGCTGAGGCGCGAGGAAGATCGGGATCGTGATCTGCTTTCCTGACCAACGGCGTGCGTTTGAGTCCCGCCGGACCTCCGAGAGGAGAACTGTCTTCCACTTGAGCGCCTCGACGAGGGGACCCTTGGCCTCCCGCATGAGATTCGCCCAGGTTGAAACCCGTTCGTCTGCCATTTCTACTCCTTGTCGCCAGGCGCTCTAGCCAACGGGCATCGATGGGTGTCCGTTGGCCAACGCACGTTCGATTGCAGCGGCGTACTTCTCCGACCCGCCCAGCCCGGGCGGGGGAGTGAACTGCTCCGCGGACCCCTGACCGGCGGGGAGATCACCGCGGCCGGACGAGATCGTCTTGATCTCGTTGTTGTACTTCGTTCGTTCGTCCTCGCGGATGCGTGATTCCATCTGCTTGGAGAACTCAGCCGCTTTTCGTAGCGCCGCTGCAGGGTCATGGCCCTGGTCGATCAGACCTGACGCGACAAGGAAGGCAGTGTCCTTGTCAAAAGCCCCCAACTCCTGCTCGATCTTCGCAAGTTCGTTGTGGGCCAGCTGCTCTCCCTCGCGGGAGGCAACGATTCCCAGAATCCCCGAGTAGGGTTCCATCGCCTGTTGGATCCCTTGCTGGATCCCCTGGTTGATGTATCCCTGCATCGAGTTCGGATCCCAAGGGTCGAACTGGTCCTGGGCAGGATCAGCCTGGTACTGCTGCTGCTGCCCGTACTGCTCCTGCTGGGGTTGCTGAAGAGCGTTCGCCAACTCGGAAAGGAACGGCGTGACCTGCTGTGTCCAGGCTTGCTGCTGCTGCCACTCCTCCTGGGTCGGGCCGGACCACTCGTCGGTGCCGCCCTCGTCTACGCCCTCGTATTCTGTTCCGCTCACGGTTTCACCTCGGAAGTTACCACGCTGTCACGACGGATTCAGCCAGAAATCCTGACAACAAAGACTCGTCCGCCAACGTTGTATGGATTCGCTGTCGCAGCCGTCTGGGTCTTGACGTAGAACGCTTGATTCTCGCCAGCCGGATAGAAGTAGGTTGTCGAGACGGCCATCGGCACGTTCGGTGCTGGCCAGCCCGCGTTCACGCTGGCGCAGAACGTGAGTGAGTTGTAGTCGTGCAGCCAGCCTCTCCAGGTCGAGTCAGCGACCGGGCTGGAGGTGCTCATAAAACAGATGAGTCCTGCCCTGGTGATCGTGAACATCCCGCTCGATCCGTCCACAGCCACCGAAACACCCAGCTCCGGAGGGATCGAAGGCAACGTGATACCGCCGAAGGCGTTGGTGTAGATCGCGGTCGGCTTCAGCTGGTAGTCGCCTGTCGCCGTGATGCTCTGCGCGGCACACTGAAACATGCAAGCGTTGTGCCCGTACGCCGCTGCTGTCGTCGGTAGCGCGTTCGTCCCGCTCAGCTGCAACGCCCGCAAGAAAGCGTCGCTGTCCGCGTAGTTCGGCGTCTGCGACGAGTCCTTGTCGATGCTCTCCAGCCAATCGTCGAAGATGCTCGCGTAGCTTTCCCCTGGCATCTACTGCCCTCCTCCGTACTGTGGTTGCTGGACAGGCGCCCTTCCGGTTGCTTGCTGTGCAACCCCCTGCGGCTGGCTGTTCGGCGGGCCAGCCCGCGCCTCGACGCCGTGACCACCTTGCAGCTGCGGCAGGTTCGGCTGAGCGCCACCACCGAGCGGCCCTTGCATCGGCATCTGACCTCCCGCCATCGTCTTCTGCTTCATGTTCTCCAGGTGCAGCTGCTCATGCTGCAAGAGCGTCTCCGTGAACAGCTGCATGTTCGGCGCCATCTGGACCGCGAAACGCTCGCCACGGTGGACCTGCAGGTGGAGCGCGTCGATGTCGAACGGATCGGGCATGATCTGCTGCCCCTGGCGCAGGAAGTAGTGCTCCATCTCCGCCTTCTTGCGCTGGACCTGATCCTCCCTGGTGGGGAAAGGCAGGACGCGGCCGGATTGCAAGGAGTCGCGGAGCCAGTCAGGTGGTAGCGGCTGGCCCGCGGCAATCGCTGCGTTGTAGATGTCGAAGACCATCTGCGCATCTGCAGCCGGGGAGGAAGGCAGAGGCGCATGCTTCGCGATCTCAACGTAGAACTCGGCCGGAAGCAGCGAACGCTGGAAGATGAACTCATCCAGCGCTCCGTCGGTTCCCACAACCGCCAGCTGCTTCCCGTCCGGCCAGTAGCGGCGGATCAGGTCCAGCGTCAAGTGGACGTCATCGGCCAGGCCGATGCGGATGTTCTTCAGGACAGGGCCGATCCGGCGTTCGTCCTGCTCGGAGAGCAGGGCCATCGCGGCGTAGGCTGAAACGCCGGTCGGCGCCTGTCCGAGCGTAACTTCGCGCAGACCAGCGACTTTGTCCATGTCGGCGTCGTTCATCTCGACTTCCTGGGTCACCCAGCCTCCGGGCGGGACGCCGGGTGTTTCCTGCGGGAAGTCGGCGTGGAGCGGGATCTCGATCACTTCCATGATCTTCCCGATCGGCCTGTTCGCCGGAGTCAATGTGCCTTTCCGAGCGTACACACGCCCGAGAT